GATAAAGAACCTCAAATAAAAATTATTAAAAAAAATATAGTGCCACTTATTCCATATACAAAAAAGATTGAAAAAACATTAACATTAAATTCAATAGTATATGAAGATGAAATCGCAACACTTAAAAATATGATTGAAGAGCGTAAGCAAGAAATATATCGTTATATGATTGGTAATATTATTCTCAGTAATTGTGATATAGATAAATACGAGGTAACTATATGAATTTTACAGATTTACATAGTCATAGTTTCTATAGTAGGCGTGATGCATATTCATCTTTAGAAGAACGTGTAAAGCGTGCTAAAGAAATTGGCTATACAGCCGTATCTTTAACTGACCACGGCACTACATCAGGTTTGACTTCTCATTATATTACATGCAATGAAATGGGTATTAAGCCGATTTTAGGTATGGAAGCATATTTTTCATATGATTTAAGTATTAAAACACGTGATAGTTATCATCTAATTCTATTGGCTAAAGATAAAGAAGGGCTGTATAATTTAAGAAGATTATCTACATTTGGTGCATATAACCACTATTACAAGCCTTTGATTGATTACAATGCATTAAGAAAATATAGTGAAGGTATTATTGTGAGTACGGCTTGTGTAGCTGGTCCATTACGTAATGAGTTATTGCGTGATGAATTCATTACTACAATGACTGATATTTTTAAAGATGATTTCTATTTAGAAGTACAGCCACATGATTTTCCATTACAATGGGAATATAATAAAGTTGTAGAAGAACTTGGTAAGCAATATAATATTCCTATCATCGTTACTGGTGATAGTCATTATGCTTATCCAGAACAAATGCAAGCTCATCGTGATTTTTTGTTGCTAGATAGAACACTAGCTGATAAAAAGGCACAAATTGACGATGCTTATACTGAGAAAGCTAAAGAAAAATACCAAGATGAATATAATCATATGTTAGAATATTATGATAGTCGTGATTACCATATGTGGACTATTGATGAATTTAAAGCTGTAATTCCTAATCAAGAATACTATGATAATGTTAGTAAAATCATTGATAAATGTAATGTAGAAATACCATTTGGTGAAAACCATTACCCTGTATTCCCTGTTAAAGACCCTTCTAAATACGTAAGAGACCATTGTGCAGATGGATATAAACTGCATCGTATTGCAAAGAAAGAAAATAAAGACGTATGTGTTAATCAAATTAAGCATGAATTAGATATTCTAACACAAGTAGATTACAATAATTACTTCTGTATTATTCATGATATGTTACAATGGGCACGTAAAAATGGTATGCGTACTGGTGTAGGTCGTGGTTCTGTTTGTGGTAGTTTAGTAGCTTATTTAATGGGTATTACAGAGGTTGACCCTATTCAATATAATCTCGTATTTGAACGATTTACTAATCCAGAACGTGTAACGCCATGCGATATAGATTGTGATTTCCAACAAAGTCGTAGACAAGAGGTTATCAAATATATCCAAGATAAATACGGCTATGCTTATCCTGTTAGAACATTTGGCTTTTTAAGACCTAAAGCGGCAGTACAACATGCAGGTAAAGTACTTGGTCGCAAAGCATCTGATATGACTGCTATATCTAAAAATATCAATGATATTGCTGATATTAAAGATAAAGAAGTTAGAGATATGGCTAGTACATCAGTAAATCGTTTAGTGAATTATGGTACTCATGCTAGTGCAGTAGCAGTATTCCCTAACGACCCTGCTCAATGGTGTGCTATTGAATATCAAGATGGGCAATATGTAGCGGCAGAAGATTTCCATATCTTAGAAAAACAAGGTATTCTTAAATTAGATATTCTTGGGTTGGCGACATTAGATATTATTGATGATGTGTTAAAGCGTGTCAAAGATTGTGATATACATTCCATCCCTTTACAAGATGACAAGACTGCACAGTTATTACAGGCTGGTAATACAACTGGTATATTCCAAATTGAGTCTGATGTCATGACTAATATCGTTACTAATATTCATTCTAAGAGCGTGTATGACTTAGTAGATACTGTAGCTATAGGAAGACCGGGCGTATTAGATGTAGGTATGGATAAAGTATTTATTGCACGTAGACAGGGTAAAGAACCAGTTACGTATTTACATCCTTTACTAGAGCCTATTTTAAAAGATACCGAAGGTGTTATATTATATCAAGAGCAAATCATGCAAATTGTACAAGCGTTAGCAGGGTATACAATGGGTGAGGCTGATATTCTTAGACGTATTATCAGTCGTAAAGAATTAGATAAAATTAATACAGCTGTAGATGAATTTGTAAAACGTGCAGGTGAAAAAGGTATCAGTGAAGATGTAATTAGACCTATTGCAGAACAAATGATTGCCTGTGGTTCTTATGTATTTAATAGAGGTCATAGTGCAGCATATGGTTTAACTGCATGGCGATGTGCTTATTTAAAAGCTCATTATCCAGAAGCCTATTACGCATCTATTCTTGATATGAATTTTGGTGATAAAGAAAAGTTATCTGTGTTCATCAATGATGCTAAAAAGCATGGTATTAATATTATACCACCTGATATATATGGTGATATAACTTGTACTACTGGTAAGAATGTTGTGTGTTTAGGTTTAGGTGCAATAGCAGGATGTAGTAATTTAAAATCATTTACGCCTGAGCGTGGTAAAACATTCTTAGAAATTAACCAGTCAATGAATATGACACAATTAAAAGGCTTAATTTATAGTGGTGCTATTGATGATGGTGGTGATAGAAATGATTACATGCAATACATAAAATGGTTGAAAGACAAACGTAAATCGAAAGGTGAATACGTATTTGATAGTAATCATAAAGATAATCTTAGTAAAGGTGCAATGGAGTTAGCTGTATTAGGTTATACGTTCCATAGTATTTTTGATGAATACGATACAAGTATTTGCGTAGGAAATGTTAAACCAGCCATTATCTTATCTGTTACAGCACGGAAAACTAAGAAAGGTAAACCATATGCGTTCTTAACGGTGCAAACACCTACAGGCGTAGAAAAATTAGTAACCTTTGAAGTTGATTTTGCTATGTTTACCAAAGGAAATGTATACGCACTACGAATTAGGGACGGTGTGGTGGTCGATGCCTGCTCAGTGAACCGCTTGACAGCCTGAGCGAGTGGTGGTAGACTGAGATTGTCCACGAGGGGAGCGAGCCTCCCCGAACATTTATATTTTTAAGAAAGGATAATACTATGAAAGAAAAAACAGTAGAACAAATCTTTAAAGAATTAAGAGAACCTTTCCCTCCACAGGATATTCAATGGCGAATTGGACAGAAATCTAAAGACGGAAAGAAAGCTATGGTGTTACCATACGTAACTAATCGTGCGATTATGGAACGTCTTGACCAAGTAGTTGGTGTAGGCAATTGGTACCCAGAATTCAGACCAGTAGATGCTGGTGGTGAACATGGTATGATTTGTCGATTAACTATTAACGTTAATCTAGGTGATGAATTAGGTTGGCTTACATTAACACGTGAAGATGGTGCAAGTAATACTAAGATTGAACCTATTAAAGGTGGTATTTCTGATAGTATGAAACGTGCGGCTGTACAATTTGGTATTGGTCGTTATTTATATAACTTAAAAGAAAGCTGGGTTGTACTTGGAGATTATAATCGGTTTGAGCCTCCTAGCTTGCCTATTTGGGCTTTACCTAAAGGCTTCGCAGGTGCACAAGTACAAAGCAACGATGTTGAGTTCTATGACTCACGAGAAACAAGCACGGCTACATCTGCTCCTACATTCACAAAAGGTAAATACGCAAATAAAGAAATTTCTGAAGTAAGCGATGTAAATTATTTACGTTGGGTAGTTGAACAATCTAATTTTGATGCTGATACTAAGAAGGCGTGTCAAGAAAGATTGGGTGAGTTGAATGGTTAAGGAATTAACTATTGACTTAGATATTCTACATAATCACAGACTATCAATGGCATTAGTACACGGCTTTATTCGTAAAGAAGCTGATGAACGTGGTTATATAATGGCTGGTAAAAAATTCATCAAACTTACTGGCGATGAAATAGCTAACGGTATTAACTTAAACAGATTTACTGTATGGCGTGCTCTTAAATCATTAGTTGAACTTGGTTATGTAGAACGTATTAAATTACAGGGTTCTGTCAATATCTCTTATGCGGTGATATAATGTCAAAGAAGTTTAACATTTTTGATAGAATAACTAGGTTATATATGGAAAAATGTTCTACTGAACCTATATTTGTTAATAGGAGGTTCAATCCCTCCTATTTTAAATTAAGGGCTCATTTCTATAAGCAAGATGAAAATACTCTTGAAAAGTTATTACGTTATTTAGAAGATAAACCAAAGAAAAGCATTATGACACTTACAGAAGTATATCAAGATGCGGAACAATATAGGTTATATCGTATTAAAAAATATAACGAACAAGAAATGAAGTCAGTTAAATTAGAACGTGCTGAAAGTTATAGCTTAGATGATGTATTAAATTTATGAGGTGTATATGAATATTACAGAAACTATAATCCAACAAGTGGATATTATAGATTTCATTGGTAAATATACTAACCTGCACCAGAGTGGTCGATACTGGAAAGGTAAATGTCCTTTACATGAAAGTGATGATACGTCAGAAACATTAGTAGTATTCCCTGATACTAATTCATTCTATTGTTTTAGTTGTGAATGTGGTGGTTCAGTAATTAATTTCCTTTCTGATAAAGAAAAGATTAGTTATCGTGCAGCTACTGAAATACTAGCAAAAGAATGTAATATTAGTTTAAAGGACAATAAAGAATACCAACTAGAAGCTAGTGAAGAAATGCGTTTCACTAGGGAAGCAGATATGTATCACAAAAATGTTGGTTCTATTGGTGAATATCTAGCAAAGCGTGGTTTAACTAATAGTACTATCAATGATTTCAATTTAGGTTTTCATTCTGATTGCTTAACAATTCCATTACGCAATGAACATGGTCAATACGTTAGCATGGCTGTTAGACAGTTCAATAAGAAGCCCAAATATAAGAATACACCTAACAGTATTCTTTATAAAAAATCCTCTTTCTTGTTTAACCTTGATTTAGCTAGAAAGAAAATTAAAGATAGACTATATGTATGTGAAGGCTATATGGATGCAATTAGTGGTCATCAAATGGGCGAGCCTACAGTAGCATATTGTGGTAGTGAATTACATAGAGACCAGATTAGAAAACTGGCAGGGTTTATTCGTAAAGAAATTACGATTGTAATATGTCCTGATAATGATGAAGCTGGTGTAAAACATTTACCACGTACTAGAGACCATTTCCAGTCTATGTTACCAAAGGCTAATATACGTGTATTGATTATGCCTGAAGAGTGTAAAGATATTAATGATTTACTATGTGCTGGCTACGAATTAGCTGATTTACCCACAGAACATATTGATATTTTTGTTATCAAACAACTTGTAAAACGATACAAAACGATTGAAGAACAGTATGTAGTAGCAGAGTCGTTCCTTAAAACAATACGTTCTCCTATGATTAGAGCTGAAGCTATTCAAGCATTAGGTGAAATTTGGAAACGTGATGTATCTGACTTAAAAGCATACTTTGATAGTGGCGTATCATCTGAACAAGATTTATTAGAAACATTACATGATGCTTCTAGTAGTCTTAATCAGTTGCGTGATATTTACAAGCGTGGTACTTATCCAACACATTTCCAATTATTAGATAACTGTATTGGTGGTGTGTCAAAAGGACAAGTGTTCTTGATAGGGGCGTATTCGTCATCTGGTAAAAGTGATATTGCTATTGAGTATATATTACGACAGATAGTTCAGAATAAAGCTAACGTAGTATTCTTTAGTTTAGAAATGCCACGTGGTAAAATTATGGAACGTATCGTATGTAAAATACTCAAAAAGCGTATATCAGAAGTCAAAGAACTGATTATACAAGGCGACCCATTAGTCAACCAAGTGCTTGACAAAATTGGTAAAAAGTTGTATATTGTAGATGAGAACAATTTATCTATGCATGATATTGAGCGTTATATTAATACTATTAACACTCGTAATATTATGGAGGGTGGAGTTGATGTTATCGTTGTAGATTACTTCACGTATTTAAAAGGTGCAGGTGATTACGATGGTGCGAGTGAACAAGCCTTAATGATGAAAGGTATTGCGAAACGATACAATGTAATTTTCACCATGTTATCACAACTTAATCGTAGTGGTAATACATATGAAGAACCGACGATGAACCAGTTAAGAATGACTGGCGACCTAGAAGCATCTGCTGATTATATCCTGATGATATGGAGACCTGATAGGGCACCAAACTTATCGTTAGAGAAACAGCAAGAACTTCGTAATATTACACGATGTAAAGTAGAGAAAGCACGTGATGGTATGAACGGTCCACCAATGTTTGAACTTAAATATAATGTTGAAACTTGTAGATTAGAAGAAGTATTGACAACTGATACATAATATGATATATTATATATAGAGGTAATGATATGCATACACATATATTTAAAAGAACTATGACAGAAGAAAATATTGTAGAACTCAAACGTGCTTTAAAAGACCCGTTAATGTTTATTGATTATCCAATTAATTTTGGTAAAGAGGTTGGTCAGTATATTACCAATGATAATGATAGCTGGTGTTCTTACATAACAAAAGTATTTGAGTGTAATGATGGTCGTATTATTTTAGTTGAATATAGTGATGTGATTGGTCATACAGGACCGCAAGATATTAAAGTATATTTTTATAAAGAGGATAAAGATGCCATATACACTATATAAATGCCCTGATGGCGAATTAACTAATATCAATGATTGCCTTTCTAAATGTAGACTATGTGGTGAATATGACAGTAACGGAGAACTATGGGTGCCTGCTGGTAGGTGTATGAGTTTACAAACATTACGTGCTATTTCAGAGCAACGCAAATGGACAGGTAAACCATCCACTACTCAGTTATTAAAAGGTACACGTGAAGTATTCTTAGAACTCACTAAATTCTATCATATTAGTCCAAAGGACTCTGTATTCATGTTATTTGGTACAGAAGTACATGGTGGCTTAGAAAGTCATATTGGCAACGAACATGGTGAAGTTGCAGAAATACGTATCGAAGATGATTATTCAACTGGTGCATTTGATTATTACACACCTGAAAATGGTGGGACATTAGTTGATACTAAAACTTATGGTAGTTATAAAGCAGCTCATACTCTTGGGTATTACATGAAGAAAGAAGAAACTGACTATATCTATAAATCTGGACAAAAGAAAGGTCAGAAGAAAACCATTAATGTGTTATACAAAGACGGTCCGCATTTAAGATTTGACTTAGCAGTACAGCTAAATGATTATCGTATGAAGATTGAGAATAAACTCGGTTTACCAGTAGCTAATATGTGCTGTCAAATTTTAGTGCGTGACGGTAATACTCATGTGGCAACTAGCCGTGGTGTTACAGAGCCAAGTTATTTAGTCCCGATTAATAAAATCTCAGATATTTGGGTCGAAAGATATATGAGAAAGAAAAGTCAGGACTTAATATATGCGTTAGAACATAACGTATTACCTCCTCCATGTAGGCATAGAGAAACATGGGGTGGTAGAAAATGTAAAGATTATTGTAATGTATGGAATTTTTGTGAAGAAGGAAGGAAAGCACATGGAATTCAGTAAAGGTTATTTAAAAGTAGTTACAAACAAAGCAGGTTATGAAGTTGATATTGATGGTATTACCCCTCAAGAATTGACTGTGATTTATTCCAATATTATTGCGAAACATTTTGGTGTTGATACAGAAACATTTATGGATGTAATGCTATCTCACCTAAAAAAAACAATTGATGATATTGAAAGCGAACCAGTATATGAAGACCCAAACGAAGCTGGTTACGATGCATTCACTGGTGAACCAATCGAAGATGATGATTTTGAATGTGATTGTGAGTTAGGTATTTGTTATGATACAAATGGCGATGAAGTTGCATTTGAAGATTTGCCTGATGAAGTGCAAGCGATGTTATTAGCAGTAGCTAAGGAGTTATAATGGAAACTAAAGATTTTACTAACAAACTCAATACGATTATCGACCTATTCGTAAAGAAAAGTGAACAATACTCTAACGGTAAAGATATTCTATCTGCTTTCCGTAAAGCTGGTTTAGTTCATGGTGATGGTAGTGTAAAATCTATGTTTGACGCTATGTTAGTTTATAAAGGTAAACATGATTTAGCATTAGCTGAACATGGACTTGACCTACCTGATGCTCAAGAACGATTACATGATATTATTGTTTATTGCGTATTAGGGAGTTTAATGATTGACGAAATGCGAAGTAAAGACAAATTGCAAAGTTCCAAAGGATAGTTGTTGGTATTGCGATAACTATAATTTGTATCAACCTAAAAACCCTAATATTTTATCACCTCGTCAAGAACAACAAAAACTTGAATACAAGTTAGCAAAAAAGGTTAAGAAGCAGACTACAGCAAGTAAGAGAGGAAAAGCTAACCGTCGTAACGGTAGAAAAGCAGAAAATGATTTGCTTAAATATTTACAATCTCTACATCTTACAGTACATGCGGTACCTGCTTCTGGTGCCTTTAAACTAACAAATGCTATTAAAGGCTACGGAGATAGTGAAATAGCTAAACGTATGTCAGGTGATTTGAAATGGGATATCGGTGATAAAATATATACCATTGAGAGTAAACGTGATGTAAATACAGATGGATTATATAAGAAAGCAGAAGATGGTCCTATTCATTATACTGGGTTTGCTTATATGTTACGTCAAGATTTATTTGAAGCGTTAATTAATAAGGTGGAGTTTGGTGATGCAATTCCTAAAGAATCTAAAGGTCTTAAAAAAATTGAAAAATATTTTAATCAGGATAATAGTGATATGGTTGTAATTAGTAGACCGTATCTACCTAGATTATTTTTTATTAAAGAGGAGTTATACGATGCCATCAAAAGAGAAACAGTACTTTAATATTACACTAAATGACGATATTGTAAGCTTTGACACGAATATCAAAAACGCTGGTATTTTGATGAAAGTAATTGCATCCACAAATGCGGCTACAATTGATATTGTAAATCGTGCGACTAATCGTGATGATGCAGCTGACATTTTAGTAAGTGAAACATTGGATGCATTAGAAGAAATGATTAAAAAAGGTGGTGAAGCTGATGAAAGTAATTAATGAAACATTTGATAAAATCCTAGATTGCCAATCCATCTTTATCTCTGCTGTGTATGATGATGAAGACAAAAACCTTGTGTTAGGTTATAATGTTAAAGGTTCTTTAGCTAATGGTCGTACAGAAGTAATTGCTAAATTTACTAGCAAAGAAGAAGCTAAATCTCTTATCCAACATTTAACTGTTGATTTGCAAGTATGTACACGACCTAGTTATTTTAAAGAAAGACCGCAGGCGTAATCATGGTGCAATACGAAGACATTAAAGAATTATCTGATGAAATTAGTGATATGTATAAAACACTACAAGATAATGATGCTGACACTGCATTTTATTTAATGAAAGAGTCATCCCTTTTGTTACCTAGCTTTGAAGAATTATCTCATGAGTTACTTAAATTATTAAGTAATTTAGAAAAGACTGCTAAAGCTACACAAGCTAAAGTAAGTAGAGAAAGTTCTAATAAGGTAACAGAGGGAGACCGTATTGCTATATCTGACCCAGTTGTATTAGATATATGGAAGAATTACGCTGACGTGCAATACAAACAACGGTTAGTACAAACACAAATTGACTTTTTGAAACGTATTTATTTTGACTGTAAACTTGTATATGAAAATGTATGTAGACAAAATCGGTCAGTAGTTGGAGAAAAGTTGGTGGGTAGAGCATGACGAAAAGAGAATACGATTATATAAGTTCCTGTTATGAAGTACCTTTTATTCAGTTTTGTATGGAAGAAGCAACTAAACTTCATATTATTACAGGACAAAAGGTTCACTTAATGTGTGATGCTGTACAAATGCAAGCATTAGTATTAACATATGATGGGCAGGTGTTAGGTAAATATGAGTTCTAAAAATAGAGAAATTAAACTAGGCACACATATTAATACACCTGATGGGGAGATACGTATTGGTCTAGTAAAATATGACCCAAAGAAAGATGAATATTTTTATTCTGTATTTGGTAGTAAATCTAAGTGGTATCATGAAAAGGATGTAACAATATGCGGAAAACAACCGAAACTACGAAAGAAAAAATCATTAACTTCTGGAAAGAAAATAAAGAAGTCTTAGGTGAATTTATTGCTATTTTTGCCTTTGGTTTATTGTCTTTAGTTCTTTCTATTATTAATTTAGACCAACCACACGGCATTCAAATTATGTTGTGTATGATTTTATTTAATACATTGTGGGCTCAATTCCACGCTCAACGTGCATATTATGCTTTAAAAGAAATGAAAGAACAGGAGAAAAAGAAATAATGTTAATCGCACAAGAAGAAAATGTAGTAAGATTATTACGACAAATGAAAGACCTAGGTTTTGAGAGTTTTATTATCTTAGATGGTAATGTGAATATTTTTGGTTCTAATGTAGAAGGGCAGATTATCCATTTACCTAAAACTATTATGACTACTCTGTGTACTTTTTTATTACGACATAAGCCACCATATACAATTTCTAAAATTATTGCTGATATTGAACATGATGTTGTTGGTCCTGATAAAGGGTTTAAATGGCATGATTGTGTACATAAACCAAATAAACTTCGTTTCCGTGAAAGTAAACTTGGTGAAATGGTATTCACATTAAATGGTGTTGTACGTTGTAATAAAGGTGATAAAATTATCATTGGCATAAATGGTGAACAATACCCATGCGATAAAGAAATTTTTAAATTGTTATATGATGAGGTGTAATATGCAAGTAATTAAACGTGATGGAACACGGCAAGAATATTTAGGTTCTAAAATTGAAAAAGCAGTAGAGAAAGCAATGTTCGCTACATATATGGTAATGGAACCTACTATGTTAGCAGAGCCATTCCAAGTATCTTTACATGTTTGGGATGTTGTCAAAGATTTGAAACGTGATGTATCTATTAGTGAATTAGAAAAAATTATTTATCGTAAACTTAATGACGATGGTTATTCTGATGCTGCGATTAACTATATTGAATACAAAACAGAACGTGATATGGCACGTAGTAAACATAAACTCACTAAAGAGTTCTTAGATAAATACCCTGATTATCCTGATTGCATGGATGAATTAGCTAAGTTTGTTTATATTCGTACATACTCTCGTTGGTTGCCAGAAGAAAATAGGCGTGAAACATGGAAAGAAACATGTGCTCGTGCTATTAATGGTAACTGTTCATATCTACCTACAGAAGATGGTGAGCCAGAAAAATTGTTCGATAATATGTTTAATTTGCGACAACGTGTTTCTGGTCGTATGTTATGGATGGGCGGTACTGAGGCATTAGAGAAAACACCATTAGCGGCATATAATTGTTCTGGTATTGTGATGGACAGTATTCGTTCATTCCATGAATTGTTTTATCTATTGATGGTTGGTACTGGTGTTGGTTGCCGTGTATTAAAAGAAGATATTGCTCAACTTCCTCAATTTGATACATCTAAAAAGTTATACCATGTTAAAACTCCTGTTCCTCAAGGCACTACATTAGAACATACTAAAGTGTCTAACTATGGTCATAGTGTAATCATTACTGTTGGTGATAGTAAAGAGGGTTGGTGTGAAGCATTAACTGCATACCTAGAAACAATGGCTGATAATACAACTAAATCTATTTCTATTGATTACAGTTATATTAGACCTCAAGGTGCACCGTTAAAAACATTTGGTGGTTATGCAAGTGGTTATAAATCTTTACAAGAAATGTTTGAAAAGCTACATAAAATCATTGTCAAAGAAAGTACCGATGGTAAATTACGCCCATTAAATGTTGCTGATATGTGTAATATCGTAGGTCAAAATGTAGTAGCAGGCGGTACACGCAGAACAGCAGAACTTATTCTATTCAGTCCTGACGATGAAGAAATGTTACATGCTAAGGAAAACTTAGACCCAGAACATTACTTCCGTTATATGTCTAATAATTCTATGTATTTAGAAAAGAAACCTAGTCGTGAAGAATTAGCTAAGATTATGTACTCTATTAAAGAGACGGGTGAGCCAGCGTTCCTGAATGTGCAATCAGCAAAGGAACGTCGAGCAGATTTCGCTATTGTCAACCCTTGTGTAACGCCAGATACGCAAATTCTAACAAAAGAATACGGATATTCCCGTATTGCTGATTGCGTAGACGAAGATGTTACTGTGTGGAATGGTTATGATTGGAGTGTTGTTACTCCTCGTGTTACTGGTTATGACCAACCAATGCTCCGCATTACATTGTCTAACGGTAATGAATTGGAGTGTACGGATTACCATAAATTTGTACTTCAAGGTGATAACCGTGTTAAAGCGTGTGATTTAACTGTTGGAGATAAATTAGAAAAGTGGGATTTCCCAGTAATTCCTCAACAAGAAACAATTGTGCCTACTTACGATGATAGTTATATCGACCCATATATTCATGGCTTCTATGCAGGTGACGGTGTTACTAATAAACCTTTGATTTGGTTATATGGCGATAAACGTAAACTAGCTAAAATCTTTGAGGATAACAATTGTGTTATTACAGAGGGTGAAGATAGAGATACTGTTAAATTACCGAAACAGTATTCTAAAAAGCTAGTGCCAGATGTTGGTGATACACCTAGTGATAGGCTTAGATATTTAGCTGGACTTCTTGATAGCGATGGTTGTGTTAATTCTGAAGATGGGGCGTTAGCTATTTCATCTGTAGATAAAGACTTCCTTATGCGTGTATCTCGTATGTTAAACACATTAGGTTGCCACTCTACAATTTCTAAAATGCATGATGCTGGATTTAAAGATATGCCTGCAAATGATGGTACTGGTACCACAAAAGAATACTATTGCCAAACTTGTTATCGTTTAACTATTTCTGCATGGTATACAAAACAACTTATGGACTTAGGTTTACACACATATAGATTAGAATTAACAGCGAACCCAAATCGCAAGGCAAGTCGGTTTATTACAGTTACAAATATTGAACGTATTCGTAATTGTCCAACTGTATATTGTTTTACAGAACCTAAAAACCATACAGGTATCTTTAATGGTGTTATGACAGCTCAGTGTGCTGAAATCCTATTGCCAAATAAGGCAGTATGTAATCTTACAAATATCAACGTATCTAAATTTATTGACGAACGTGGTAATGTAATGATACCTCAGCTCAAAGAGGCATGTAAGTTATCTGCTCGTGCTTGTTATCGTTTAACTGAACCTGAATTAGAACTAGACGGTTGGAGTGAAATTCACCATAGAGACCGTTTAATTGGTTGCTCTATTACAGGTTGGCAAGATGCTGTAGCTGGTACTTTAAGTAAATCCGACCAAGAAGCATTACTAATGCTAATGAAAATGTGGGTTAACGATGCGGCTAATGAGTACGCAGATGAAAATCATCGTCCTCGTCCTGTGTTGTATACTACAGTACAACCAGATGGTACAGGCGGATTAATTAGTGGTTGCTCAGCTGGTGTTCACTACAATCACTCTCCATATTATTTCAGACGTGTACGCATTTCCACTAACTCTCCTTTATACCAAGCTGTTAAATATTTGGATGGTTGGCAAATTGATAATGAAGTTGGTCAAGACGATAATGGTAATACAAAGGTAATTACATTCCCTTGTAAATCTAAATCTACTATTACGAAATATAATGTATCAGCTATTGAACAATTAGAACAATATAAGATGATGCAGAAATTCTATGTAGACCATAACACATCTATTACTGTAACAGTTAAAGATGATGAATGGGATGATGTAGTAGATTGGTTAGACAATAACTGGAAATACGTAGTTGGTATTTCCTTCTTATCTCTTAATCAAGATTACTATCCACTAATGCCTTACGAAGAATGTACTAAAGAACAATACTTAGAATTAAAATCTAAAATGGCTCCGTTAGACCCAGAATTAGTCAATAAATATGAATTTGAACTACAAACCGTAGGCAAAGATTTTGAAATTGATGAAAGTGGCGAATGTGAGGACGGTCATTGTCCAGTGCGGTAGCCTTGCTCAGCGAGGGGTTGACAGCCGACCCCTCCTTGTGCTACACTAGAAGCATAGGAGGTAGCTATGAAACATTTATTTAGAGCAAAAGATACTCATGGAAAATTAGTATATGGTGATGTTGTATATGGTACCCCATATGACACATATGATGGAAGATTAGAGGAAGATTACACTCATCTATTCATCGCAGATTTACGTTATTATGAACGATGGGAAGTTGTATTCGATGAAGATGGATATGCTGATGATGAGTATTATCCTGATTGGGATATAGACATGGTTGATATTGATTGGAATACACTAGAATTTAATTTGAACGGAAAGTGGATAAAATACGAGGTAAAACATGAGAGTAGCACTGATTAATCATACACCATTAGCTATACCTGTTCACGCAATGGGGAAGTGCTATGGTGTCAAAACAACCGAACAATCTCTAGTACGTGCAGTTAGTTCTGGTCATTTGTCTTTATTGGAGCATGCGTATGCATCTTTTGATATTGAAATGTCTCAGAAATGTCTAGCACAAATCACACGTCACAGACAATTATCTTTTACGGTAAAATCTACACGTGGTACAGATTTTAGTGATGGTGGTTATTTTGACTCCCATGAACATGATTGGGGTGATATTCCACATCACACAGTAGTGGCAGATTGTATTAATAAAATTATTGAAAAACAAATTCAAGAATACCAACTACTAATCCAAGATGGTATTCCATATCAAATTGCCGCATATGTATTGCCATTAGCCACAAATGTAACAATGACAGTAAGTGGCAATCTTAGAGCTTGGTTAGAGTATTTGCCTAAGCGTTTATGTAAACGTGCCTCTCCTGAACATCAAGCGATTGCACGTCAAATTTATTGGCAGTTAAATGAAATTTATCCTAATATTATTAATTTGAGTAATATGGGTATGTGTGAAGGTTGTAAAGAAACTTCTTGTGATTTCACATCGCATAAAAAACAACCTAAGACACCTGTAAGAAAGGAACTAACATGAAAACATTAAGTATAATCATCGTAAGTATTTTGTCGCTATTAACAGTTATGTGTGCAATCTTAACGAAAGTGTTATCTGTATTAACTATTGTTGGTGGTGTGTGTTGGTTCTTAGGCTTATTTGGTATTACTGGAATGACAGTTTTATGGCTGTTCGTTGGCACTGTTGTTAGTGGATTAAGTATTTTAATCTTACCAATTCTTATTGCAGTGATTGCTGAATTTGGAGGTAATAATGGAGCCGATTATTAGCCCTTGGATGATATATTTTATTGGCATTGCAGATAGTATTAGGCAAACGTCAAATATGTTGGCTTTTATTTCGTCTTTGTGTTGTATAGTTAGCCTTGGTTTTTATACATTCCATGTTGTTAATATGCCATATATTATAGATGATAAAGAACGAGAAGCATATACTAAGCTCGTTAAAGCTAGTAAATTAGCATCGAAATTCCTTGGTATTTTATTTGTAACAACTCTGTTGTTATCAGTATTTGTTCCAAGTAAACAGGTGTTAATTAGTATGGCTGTAGCTAATATTGTAACGCCTGAGAATATTCAAGGTGCAAATGATTTCGTAAAAACTAATGTACAAGATTATATTAATATGATTGTCGACGGTATAAATAAGGTGAAATAATGAAATCTCCTTTTAGAGCAAAGAAAAATAATGAATGGGTATATGGTACAGTACATGTAGACCAACAGGGTGTTGCACATTTCTTATCACCAGCCGCTATACGTAATATTGACGATTACGAAAATGGTGAATTACCAGAAATGATTTTCAAAGTCGAACTTATGGCTGTTGAGTGGAGCACACTTGAAATTAATATCGGTTCTAAATATATCCCATATGATATGAGTAATCCTAAGAATAGGATTGGAGGTGGCTTGTTTGAGTTCGTACCTTTCCGATTATTTTAATGTAATTAATCAAATCAATCAGCACTATCGTAATAATAAACCAATTGATAATTTAGATTATCTATTCCATAAAGCTGAGTTTCTACGTTCCGCATCAGAAGATATGCGTACTACCATGTATACCATCTATCACAATATAGATGCTATGGATGACGATTGTATTCTGGATGGCTTACCACATGGCAGGCTAGTTAGACATGATAGTCAAATCCATTTCTTATGTAATGACGGTGAAATTGATACGTTAGTGTATGGTTTTGATATGCCACAATCAATTATCGACTTGACATTCGCTGATAGGCATGGTAAAATACAATCAGAAGTTACAGTTATAGCTTTTATCCAACGTGTTAATACGTTATTAGCTCGTGACACAGAATATCAGAAGAATAGAAAGGGGTATCTTAATGAGCAATGCGGAAAAGAATGTGTACACTATGATACAACAGAAACCGATGAAGTACAATGTAGCGGTCTTCACTAACATGATTGAAACAAAGAAAGAAATATATTTAAGCAAACGTGATTATTATGCAGAAGAAGATGATTTCCTAAACATGAGGTATTACGAAGCCAAAGCAGATGCTTGTAGGGAATTACTGCGTACTATTTCCGAAACTTTTTAGAGAGGATGATTTTATTAAACAGGTAAGATTATTTATTATCACAACAATCTTGGCAATGTTGCCACTAATTACATTGGCATATCCAGTTGATGTAGAGCTTACAGCTTATACACATACTGGGTCTGTAATGGCTAACGGTGAATATCCCTATGTAGGAGCCGTTGCATCTAATGACTACCCACTTGGCACTACGGTGTATATTGATGGTAATCCATACACGGTAGCAGATAGAATGGCAGATGGTGTATATGGGGTTATTGATATTTTTGTAGATAGCTATGATGAAGCTATCAATTTTGGTAGACGATATACCACAGTTTATATTAACTAAGGAGTAAAACATGAACAAAGTAATTCTCGAAGGCGTTATGGCTCGTAATCCTCAAACCAAAGAAGTTGGTTCTGGTAAAGTATGTAACTTTACTGTTAAATGTGTTGACGAAGTAGAAGTAAAAGGTGAAACTAAACAATTTACATCTTTTGTAAACTGTGTAGCATGGAATGAATTTGCTGACCAATACGTAAATGCAGTTGAAGGCGAACCAGTTAATGCAGAAGGTCGCTTGCAAACACGTTCTTACGAAAAGGACGGTCAAAAACATTATGTAACTGAAGTCAACATTAATAAATAGGAGGTTGTATGTTGCGAGGTTTTGAACGTGTGTCTTATATTAAAGATGGTGTAGTTCCAACACGTAAAACAGCCAGTTCCGCAGGATATGACATTTCCGTAGTACATGGAGGGGTCATCCCTCCTCATACTACTAAAGTGTTTGATACTGGTATTAAAGCGTTTATGAGACCAGACGAAGTGCTCATGATTTACATCCGCTCTTCTATTGGCATTAAACGTGGTTTAATGTTATCGAATTCTACTGGTATTATTGATGCGGATTACTATAATAACGATGATAATGAAGGTCATATTATGATTGCATTATACAATAATACTAATGAAGAGGTAACTATTCAAGACGGCGAACGTGTTGCACAAGGTGTATTTTTACGTTATTATACATCTGGTGAACAAATTGAAACAGAGCGTAAAGGTGGTATAGGTTCTACAAATGGCTAAAGATTACGACCAATGGTATATTGATATTGTAAATGCAGCCGAAACGCCTGAGCGAGGAATAATTACTGTCCGTAAATTAATGGAAAAACGTGAAGAATGGGAAAACGCAACCTCATATCGTAATGATAAAAAATGGTTTTATAAAACAGGACAACATAATAAAAATAAAGAAAAAGCAGAAATTGCTGACCCTAGTAAATATTTTGATAAACTTTCACGCACAGCTTCTATTAATAAGATTATGAAAGCGGTCAATTCATACGCTATGATGTGTAAACCAAAAGCATGGAAGGCTTTTTGCAAAAAGGTCTTAGCCGGTGAATACTATGTAAGGCAAAGTGGTTACTCCAAAAAGAAAACCAAATCGATTGATAATGGGCTACAATACTTGTTGCCAGAATTACGCAATTTTATCTTGCTTTATATAGAACAAGACCCTACGATTGATGATGATGTGAAGGAGTATATTAAGCGTGTTAGCAAGAAAAATAAAAAGTCTAAACGATAGTTACGAAAAACATATTATGCAAGTACGTGTAGATGCAGAAAAGGGTGCGTTAGCCGTATTATCTGACGTACATGAGGGCTTAAATAATAGAAAACAATTACAAGAAGCAGTTAATATGCTTGTTGAATTAGGTCCGAACTGTAAAGTGATTTTAGGTGGCGATAGTACTAATACTACTACAAAGAATTCTAAAGGTAATGTATTAGAAGAATGGTGTAGTGGCGATAAACAAGTTTATAATCTTGTAGATGATATTAGACCTCTATATGAAACAGGACAGCTCATTGGTATTATCGCAGGTAATCATGGTGCACGTGCGTATAATGAAGCCTTTATCAGTGTTGAAATGATGATTGCAAGTTTATTGGGCGACCGAAACTTGTATAAAGGTGAATTTGGTATTGTATACTTTAATGTAAATAAAAACTGTTACGTTCATCACATCTTACATAAACACAAAAAGGCTAAAAATCATTATGATTATTTTAATGCTGATGTAACATGGTATGAACATTTCCATGAACCGTATGCGGTTCCTAAGTTAGTTATTGAACATAATAAGTATGTTAAAAAACCAGTTGCTAAAGAGATTTGGGAATTACATCAAGGTTCATTCCAAGTATATCCTGATTACTGTAAAGCAAGTGGTATTCGCCCTACTGTTGGTGGCTTCTATATTGCTGAAATGAATGGTATCGAACATCAACGCCAAGTTATCCCTTATTTAGACCATCAGCTACAATCTCTAATTGAAAGGGGTTATTCTTTATGAGTTTGTTAAATACAGCTTTTATCAATGTTGGTTTTAAAACTTATATCCCCCTTGATAGTATCGACTATATCTTGGATAGTAGGGAACAACGATATAAACGTTTAGTAATTGCAATGAAAAAAGAAGGAATGATAAAACTAGATGCTACTAAACGAAGAAAATGTCGCAGTCTTATTGTTACCAAAGATAAGATGGGTATTCTATCTGCGTTCCCTCCAGAATATCTATTAGGTTTAAATGTAGATGATGAAATACAAAATAAACTATTAGAACAAGATAAGGTTGAAAAAGCTAAAGGTCGTATTCGTTATTATAAATGGGGGTATGAACATGGATATAAAACAGAGGAAGAATATAGAAGAGCGTGTGAAGAAGCCAAGACCCTCGGAATACAAGAAGAAACCGAAACCTAGTGCTCAACAAGAATTATACGCTCGTGTAAAAGCTGAGACTGGTAATACAGCATTAGCTAAAGCAGAGGCAGGATATTCACCTAACTATCCTACAAAACTACTAGAACATACTGAGACAATGGAAATTGCCTTAGAAAAACAAAAACAAATAGTCCAAGATAAATTCATGAAACGTGCAGAAGAAATGGCAGACCAAATGTATCATTTAGCACTCAATGCTCGTTCAGACCAAGTGAAATTCCAAGCTACTAAAGACCTATTAGATAGAGCTGGTTTTGCTCCTGAACAGAAAACGATTAATGAAACACGTTTTACTACCATTGAGTCTCGTGTTACACAAGATATGCTTGCACGATTTAATCGTATTAAAGAGATTGAAGATTAAAAATGGACATAAAAAAAGCCCCAATTAAGGGGCTTATTTTTTTATCTATCTAACATACGTTCGATAATTTCATCGTCATTAATCAACGATTTCAGCTGTTCTTTAGCTAATTCGTATAGACCAATTTCTGTCATGCCACGAACAACATCAAGCACTTCATCAGCTGGTAATCCTTCTTTAGCACATCGACCAACAATTTCTTTATGTATTTCAACACCAAGTAAAGCCAATTCATAGATTGTAGTATCTTTTGTAATAGAAGATTGTACACCATGATTATTGTATTGGAATGTAGCACGAGCGTGAGTATCTTTCACATTAATAGCTTGTAGTTTTTCTTTTAAATTTGTTTTTATATTATTTACCTCCAAATAATGACTGTCTTAATTAAAAATTAATATACCTATTCTTTGATAATCACCACCTTTCATTAAATATTATTAATTTCATTATAGACAATTGGGTCTTTACCATAGGTGTTATCCCAATCAGATATTTTCCGATTGATTTCTATAAATCTATCATGATACCATGCATCTCTATCAAATTTGATTCTAGTGAGTGTATCGGCATGGTGAATATCGCTTGCTAAATCAGCTTCAATTTCACAAGCAGTATATTCTTCAATATCATCATACATACTTGCTAAGGCATCCCTACAATCTTTTACTAAAGTATAAGGCACGCTTATATTAAATTTACTTTCAATTTCTGATAGTATATATTCTACACCATAATACAATTGTTTATTGGTAAATTCGACACCATTAATATATCCTTGAAACTGATGTACAATTTTACTTTTCATATCGTTTCATTTTGCATGCATTACTGCACACCCTCCCATATTTACGTTCCTTAATCGGTGGTAATTTAACACCACATACTGCACAATGAGTAGCTGCTTTTGCACCAGCCTTTAATTTTTGCCCATCGTTAGCATGTTCTTCATCGTATTTTGCCCATTTAATATCAAACTTTTGTTGCCAAGTTAATTCATCTTTAGATGGTTTAAAAGTTCTTTTTGTCTCTGGATTTTGACAATCATTACATAATGTTTGATTGCCATGTACTTCAAATAATGTATTACAACAATGACATTTCCGTTGCATTTAATCCCTCCCATCAATATATATTACACAATATGTTGTGCATCCATTCGAACGTGCTTTATACATCCATTGATATAAAAACCAACTACTGTCTCGACATACTCTGCTTGTATAGTTTTTATTAAAGGTTGCTTTTACCATAATTGCATATCTATCTATACATGCGTAATTGTATTCAAATAAATGTTGCATATCTGTTTTACAAATTGCTGGCGATACAATGGTATTTCTATATAACCCACTCGCTTTCGTTTTGAACGTGGAGACATAATAAACTGTCTCCTTAATGATGTATTAGCCTTTAACATATTTAGCTCCTATTACTATTCCTTGACCACCTTTATCATGATTATAATTATGAACCAGCAAAGTTCTAATAGCAATAAATGAAAAACTATTGCTATATACTTCGTCAGCAACATGTCTATAATATGATAAACAGTTGGGATAGTTCATAATTTTAAATTTTACTCCATCATTTTTTACAAACATGCGATACCCCCACTACACAATAATCACGTTGTACTATATATGCCTGTTTAATAATAAAAAATACTTCATCCCTTGCTGTATAATAATATAAAGCGTTATTGTCTACTTTTCCGCATAAATGATGTATTGTTTTGTCCCGATGAGTTTCTATTAAATACATTTTGTCATTTGTTTTTAACATAATACCACCTTATACGGATTAATTTTAATAGCAAATCCAGTAGCTGAAAATTTTGCTTTAAATACTATCGCTATATCTCTTTTATATTGAGCGTATGGGATTGATAGATATGCTTCAGACATGCTATTAAACGCAGGTATATATCTTGGAATAGTCATCACGACCGTTTTGTTTGTATCTATCATTCTTAACCTCTCTTTACTTTATAACAACAATATTGTCTTGGCTCATACATAATACCAAAGAAGGAATTGTGCATATATAATAAACTCTTTTTGTAGAGTGTAGAAAGTGCCATTATTGACAACTCTTGATAATTATTAAACATTCTTGTTCGGTATAACCAGAGCATATCATCCTCTTTAATCATATTATTCCTCCAATTCTATATGAAATATACCACCCATATCGGTAGTATAATTATTTGTTAATTCCCGTTTGACAAATGTATTGTCCGCACACTTATCTTCTATATCAAAAAAAGTAGCACCATGTGCATGTAATTTTAATAATGCACTATTCCAAGGGACAAATACAACTGATATTAATGTATTAGATTGTATCATTTTTCACCTTTGTGTATCTAAATACACGAACGCATTCATGTTGATAATCAAATTTGAATTCATTATCAATTTCACAACCCCAGTTTCTTCCTAAACTGGTCTCTGCCTTGTCTCTAAGACGTTCGTTAGTAGTACCAGCTGGTCCCATTATTGTATTTACATGTATCCGTTTATCTATCATATTTATACACCCATGTTCCCTTTCTTTTATAATTAATTATCAATAAATTAAAAACTGACCTTTCAGCATGTGTCGTTGGAATATAACTTACATTCTCCAACTCATATATTTCTTTTTTATATACAGTAACTTTTACTGGTATTTCAATATTTTCTAACATATCACTCACCGCCTTACATATTTGTAAATATGATTTTCATTGATACCGTAATTATGTTTGAACCAATAAAATAAGCTATATCCTTGAATATGGCAGTCGGTAAATGTAAATAGCTCATTATAAAATATATTGTTGACGTGGCCTGTATGATAAACTATTACTCTACCATTTCGTATCATATTTAAAACCTCTCCTTCCCATTACATCGTATTCAGATTGAAATAATAAACATAAACTCTCACATACATTATAGTCAGTATATCTATCCACCCAATGTAACGCCTCAAGTTGATTTCTATTTGCTGTATATTTAACTGCAATTTCAATATCTTTTATCACAATTTCACCTCATCACGCTTTTTTATAGGGGAGCCGAAGCTCCCCACTGGATTATTGGGAAACTTCAGCAGAATTTACTTCTTCAGAAACTGTTTCTTCAACATGAGCTTCAGGAGCTGTTTCTTCTGTAGGTTCTACTGGTGCTTGAACCATAACTACTGGAGTTGGGTTAGTCATTTTATAATGTTCGTAGAACTCAGTACCCATTTCACGGTCAATTCGTTTTAATTCTTGGATAAGAAGATAAGATGTTTCGGCACCACGTTCGATGTATTTCTTAGTGCGTGCTTTAATTGCCATAGAAACGATTTGTTGTAAATCACGTACTTTAACAGTACCAGATTTAGAAACAAATACAAATTTCTTAGCAGTTTCTTCATTTAAAGTAATTACTGGAACTTTGATAGCATCTACTGCGTCTTTACCTACGTTAGAAGCAGAGAATTCTTCGATAGCACGAGCTACACCAGATGGAGTAGCAGAGTATACTTTAGTTTGTTTCAAAGAGTTAGCAATAAAGCGTAATTGTTCTTTATCAGATAAAGCAGAAATGTAGTTAGTGATAATCAAGTTCATTTGTGCAACAGTTGTAGCCATAATTTTATACCTCTTTCATAGTATGATTAATAATTGTTTTCTTAATATTTTGAGTTCGTAATCTGTATTCATCAATGCTATCTTTAGCGTAAAGATATACAATATCACAAGGTTCTGTTTGACCAATACGATGTATACGGTCTTCAGCTTGACCCATAAGAGATGGAGACCACGGATATTCAATGAATATTGCCGTGTGTGCTTTGGTTAGGGTAATACCAACAGCACTTGCCTGTAAACTACAGACAATCAAGTTTGTGTGATTAGCATTCGAGCCAGAGTGCATCTGGAAATTATCAATATTCTGTTGTCTATTTGTTTTTGATTGACCACCGATGATATATTTTGCATCAGGAAATTCCTTTCTTAATTTTTCTACAATATTTCGATGGTGTGCGAATACCACAAGGGACTCACCTCTTTCTAATACTTTATGAATATATTGAATACAATAAGGAAGTTTTTGTTTTAACACTTCTCTATCGTATTTTTCAATCTCCTCAAACGAAGTTGGTTCTGGTTGAGATATAGTACAACACGGAACCATGTGGACAGTTTTAGGAGGAAGATTTTTCTGCACATCTTTTTTAATACGTCTTATCCATACTTTCTTCATCGCTTCATTGAGCTTTGATAGATTAGAATGACCATCATGTGATGTGCCCCAAGGCGATATATAACTTCCACAGAAATCCTGTAGGAACTTATCTTTACCGCCAAATTTATATGTCAACCCTGCTATCTCTAATTGACAAAGCAACTCTTTAGGTCTATTCAATACTGGTGTACCAGTAATCATGATACGGTATCGAACACCTTCAACCAATTTCATCGCTGCTTTAGTACGTTTAGAAGTGGGAGTTTTTAATACATGACATTCATCAAATATTACTTGTTGTATATTAAGGCGTTTGAGTGAAGCTAGAATTTGGTCCAAACGCTCATAATTTGTAACGATAACTTTAGAGCTCAAATCGTCAACATTAATATCGATGCCAGCCCATGTTTTTAACTCTCTTTTCCAGTTCTCTTTTAGAGGAGCAGGGCAAACAACAATAGTTGGGAACTTGTTACGTTCCTTAATTACAGTACAGACTTGGGCGGTTTTACCTAGTCCCATATCATCACAGAGGAAAATGGATGATTGACTAAGCATCTTATTAACCCCCTGTCTTTGATATGGGAATAATTTCATATACTACGCTTCCAATCTAACAGTACCAGTGGTATCATCGTACACACCTTTAACTGTTCCTACTACAGAATAAAGAATATCATCAAGAGAGCCACTTAGATAGTCGAAGTTTGTTACGAAGAATACGCAAGATTTATCTTTTGTATTTTCAGTCAAGTCCCATACAGAACCATTTTCACCTTCAATGAATTCCATCATTTTGTTCATCTTTTCTTGGTTCATTGGTGTTTTACCACCATTGGCAACACATTTAATCATTGTGTATGTAGTTTTTACTTTTTCTTCTGCTTTTGGTGTTTTATAACCAGATATATAACTGCAATATTTTAAACCATAGCGAGTAAAGTATGGTGATTGTACCCAATCATCTAATACTACATAATGACGACCAAGTTCTTCATAATGTTCAACTACTGAAACACCATAGCCCTCAGCCAGTTTAGTGAAATTTGCTAACCAGTCTTTCTCTCCAACAGGGGGAACTACTGTGTATTCATAATAGTGAGTATAAGAAGCATAGCCACCACAACTACCGTAGTAAGAGTAAGTGTTTTTGCGTTCTTCATAGGAAGCGTTAGAGTATTGAATACCAGTTTCGGAAGATGTATTCCAATTACCAAGGATAATAGCACCTTTCTTGCCCAAGATAGCGTATTTATTGGTGCCCATAGCCTTTTTAATAAGGTATTGAGTACTTTCTTTATATAATTTATCTCTCAATGGGTATAATACTTGTGCACCAAAGTACATTGTATCACTGTAAGGTGAAAGCATGCCTTCTTTAGGAGTAAAATCACTCATTACCCCATTGTGAGAGAAGCCAACATCAGTGAATACATCAGTTTCACGCATTTTATCAAGGTTATCACTTAATACGAAAGGATGGCAACATTCTGGGGAAATTTTACCAGACGTAGCAATTCGGAAGTGGAATACTCTATCCTTGTCGGTAGGTAAATCCTTGACAGCGTTCCAAAAACTTTCAAAGTCCATAAATCCTTTACGGATGTGTACCTTACCTTTGGCATCGTCAAAAATCATAAACCCTGCTCCGTCTTTATTGTTAGCAAAGCAATTTCTAAATTCTTTTTCTGATAACTGCAACCCTTTAGCAGCATAAGCGATAACACACATTATTTAGCCTCCTTCAATAAGCCCATTTTTTTCATTAGAGCTCTTAACTCTGTATATTTTTTGTTTTTTGCCACTCTGGCAATATTAGACCAGCCAATATATTTTACAGAATTCATATTAGCAAGGTCTGTGATTACATCTACAAACTGGATATAAGCATGAATACGATTTACATCTTGTGTAGAGCGGAACATACGGAATTCAATCGTATGGTTTGGTCGTAAGTTTACAGCACGGTATTTTTGACCACTTTCTTGAGCTACTTCATAAATACGAGTTAATTCTTTCACAGTATAACCGTATTTAGCACACCAGTTACTGTCTTCATCTGTACGACCAGAGAATTGCATCAATGTTTTAAAGTTATTTTCAGCAAAACGAACTACCTTAGCAATAGCTTCATTTGTTTTGAAGAAATCACGATTAACATGAATGTGTAAACCAGAGTTAGCTCCAGATTGTCCATTCAAACTTTGAACTCGACTGAAGAATGCACCGTAATCAATATTTTGCATATGGAACTTAGGTGTACATGGATGTGTTACAAATTCCATACCATTATACAAAGAACCATCGTGTTTAGCATATACGATTTGATTCAAATCAGCGATGATGTGATTAGCACGCTCATCGCTCTCACCACATCTATGGAACTCCATTTCTAAACCTAGGAATTTCTTGCCTTCACCATTGAATACTGGTTTCGGTTTAAAGTTCCAATCATGTAAACCAGTCAAAGGAGCCGCAGATTGAGAACTGTAATACTTACCGTTAGAAGCACGGTAGAACGCATTGCGTTTAGCCTTACTAAACTTTTGACCCAAGTCTTCAACATAAATAAAGTCATCTTCTGTTTTACCATATGTACCATTATAGCACAATAATTGGTCAACAATAGAAGGATGGAAGTATACTTTATTATCATTCATAAAGCCTTCTAGCATTTCATATTTAGCACCGACGATACCAGAAACTGGACATGTAACAATGTAGGTGTCCACTAGAACAGGATGGATGCCAGATTTTTTAACTACGTCTCTTTCATCTGCAATATAGAAAGGGATGCCAGACACTTTACAGATTGCAAAGTCAGGGAAATCAACTAATTTATCTAGTTCGTCGAAGCCCAAGTAAAGGTTTTCATAGTTTTTACCAAGGATAAGGTGGAAGTTTTGTGGGTTATACCAATTCCCACTAATGAAAGATTGCATGATAAATTCTGGCTTATCAGCAATATTCATCCAAATATTACCATTCTTAGTATGAACTTCAATAGCATCATCTTGTAGTTCTTTACCAGTAATAGCACATCGTTCATCTACTTTGCCTAATATACGAGTGTCGTTATCAATTGCGAAGATTTTACTGTCGATAGCTGCACAGTAATAATATACCACGTCGCCACGAGTTAATACAGTAAGGATATTACCAAAACGGTCTTTTAACACTTGACCTAATTTATACTTGCATTTTTTATGTGTTTCACTAGAACAGCCATAATTGATAACTGTACGACCAGTTTGTAGGTCAATTACCAATGGGCTTTGGTCAGGTGTAATATATTCACCACTGTAAGTGTCTTCATATTCGCCTTCTAAGAAGAAAGAACGTTCACCATTGTGTACACATAATACACCATATGTATCTTCGTGATTATAACCATCACCAATAACAGTCCATACAGCGTTATTAGCACGGACCTTAATACCTAATGTAAGCATTATAACCACTCTCCTTCTAACATTCTATCAATATCAATAATATTAGACGGTTTACGTCTAAATTCTTTTTCAGAGTAGAATGGGTTAGCGTACACTTCGATTGTACCATTTACCCCTTCTTCTATACGACCAACTTGTGTTAAGCAATCACCTAAAGAGCTTGTTTTCATTGCATAGAACACTTTAAAATATCTTGTTACTGTTCTTTTAGGCATTAAAAATACCACCTTTCTTTTGCATTAAACCAAGGGAATTGTACCACATAGGGTTAGTAATTTCTTTTTTATTGCTGAAATAACGCTTGATATGTAATACATCAAAACCTTTCAACTGTTTTTGCCAAACATCGTTTTCGGTAGTAAATAACGCTACTTGACATTTCGGTAGTTCCTGTGCTAACGTTGTCATTGCGATTAAGCGTTCAACAAAACCAGCTTTATGTTCAGAGTCGTTATAATAACGAGCTGCACATAAAAGACCGTTGATGAACACTAAACCAATAGTTGTAGTTCCATCACCACTAATAACAACAGTTGGCACATCTTTTTTAGCTTTATCTTTACATAATTGGTAAAGACCTTCGCCGTAGTAACTAATACTACGTAAGTCTGTACCGAAACGCTTTAGGTTTTCATGGAAGCTATCTACTTGGAAATTAGGAATAGCAATTAGGCTCACGTATTGTTTATCAAGGATAGTTCCAATACGAAGCGTATTTTTATCGTGGTTAGGACTACCAACAATGTATGGCAATGCACCATATTTGATAGCTTCTGGGTCTAAGTCTGTTTGAACTAATAATACTTCTGGTCTATACATTCTTGCCACATGCAAGCGGTATTCACCTTTCTTAAAAGATTTCATAGTTTCTGAAGCTCTATCAAGTTTAGAGGTTTTGTAACCGTTAAATTCTGTGAAGGTGATTTCACCGTCTTTATTTTTGTATACAGCAAACCCTGTTTCAGAGTTTACAGTTAATCCTAAGTTTTTCATTTTCACACTCCTAAACTCTTGCAACCTAAGATACGAGAACCATCTCGTACTACCTCAGCAGGAACTAATAAATCAGTTCTTTCTGGGTAATGTAGTTTAAACAAAGCACTCACAATATACCATACACCTTCTTTAGGCTCTGGTAATTGTGAACAGCGATAAACAGTTTTGCTAATACGCTTGCCATTAATACGACCCTTAATAGTCGTACTTTCATCCAGTCTCCATTCTTGACCATTAGAGGCAGGAATAACTTCGACAATTTCATTATTATTGTCGAGTAGTGTAATTTCATGAGGAGTTTTGTTAATCAACTCCCCTTCGTAAGAGAAAAAGTGCATACTGCCTCCTTATTTTTCGATACTAAACCAATCTTGGATTGCAAAATGTAACTCTTTATTGCGTAATTCATTGAACGACATGAAGCCAAAATCCTTGTCGTTCCAGAAGAAATCATCAGATACAGAATACAAGCCAATTTCTGCACTTTCCATAGCAACTTGTACAGCTTTATCGCCACGACATACAGCTTTATTATAGTCTGTATTTTCAAAAATCATATCCTGTGGTAAACATACAGAGTTAAACAAGAACACACGTTCTTTATTATTGAGTTTCATTGCCTTTTGGCAAATTTTTTCAATCACTTTTTGTGTAGGCTTATTAACCGTCCACATTTTATATGCCAATTCTACAACGTGATTACTAATGCCGTATTGATTAGCCAAAATAGTGAGTTCTTCACCATTTAAGTCTATGGAAATTTCTCTACCAACAGAAAAATCAAGTTTTTGTTTTTCGCTTAACCACAAAGCGAAGATGCCAAAGATTGTACGTGCCATATTAATGCCTTTCTGTCAAACATTTATTGTTTGAATACAACATAAATGCAGAAACCAATATATACTGCAATCCCAATACAAAGTAAATCTAAACCCATATATCACCTCCTAAAACATAGCGTAAATAATAGTTAACCCACCTATGATAATGCAGATGCCAGCCATTACAAGAAAGACTAGCCACCAAATATCATTGTACATATTACACACTCCAATCTATTCAATCCAGATTAATAACCCAACCATATTTAAGGCATACTTGCCCTAAGATAATTAATAACACAAATACACCCAATAAGAATAAAGTGTCTTCAAAATGGCGTTTCTCTTCAGCCTTTTTTCTACGTTGCTCTTTTTTTAGTAGTACATTAAAATTATTTTTATGGCTCATAATACCTCCTAGGATTACAATCCTAAAATACACACAATTTAAGAAAGACTGGGATTTTACTCCCAGCCTAGTTCTCCACGTTTAAAATACTCATGCTCAAGCATTATTGTGTGTAATGATACGCAACGCTCTGTTGCCAAACACTCCAAGTCATCAAGACCTAAAGTATCAGGCAAATCTTCGCCCATATGAGCAGCAATTATTCTAGCACTGTCTAGCATAAGATAGAAATCAGTGCCAGCTGGGTATGTAGAACGGAATTCTTGTCTCATAGTTACGCCTCCAATCCTAAGAAATCACTCCACCAAGCATTTAATGCGTCGAAATCCACATTAAACAATTCGGCAATATCTTCAACGTCTCTACGTTCATACGCCAAGATAAGTACCTCTTCACCATACTCATTGAAATCAAAATCGTACGATGCGTGCTCATATAGAGCATCTTTTACAACTTGGGAAATTTCAGCCATAATAGACCGCCTTTCTCGCCGCTTTTTTATGGCGATACCAAGCACCAATTAAAAATTTGGATTGTGTCCACCCAACGTGGTGCCGTCCGTTGGGGACAACCTCACTATGCCCCATCTCCGTGGCTCCACCACAAAACCCAGCAACCATGCGGGTTGGCAGGCTCTCACGTCAAGCACCACAACCACTCAAGCAAACGTATGTTCGATGTTACGGTTTAACTATCGTACGTGAAATTATATTGCATAGTCAACTATCGTTTACAAATAAATTGTATACAATACAATTTACTGAAATTAATTCGTGCGTGATTATAT